CAGAGAATAAGTTTGTATCGTGTCTTTGTGATGACTTGTATCTATCGTATAGACCAAATGTAGGGTCAGGGGTAACACCACTTTTCTTGCCGAGTGCTGCTGTATTAACACCTGTACCCCATGTCATAGGAACTTGTGTCTGTTGAATAGGTGTGCGTCTTTGAACGTCCATGCCAATTCCACCTTGAGGCATACCTAAATTAGGCTGTGTCTGTTGTTGTGGCATAAACTGCTGAAAGATAGAGCCAAACTCTTCATCTGTCAATCCGCCCCTTTGTTGAGCGCCTTTTAATATTTGCTCTAAGTAACTCATTACATCATACTTGCACCAAGCGTCAGATAATCAAATAGACCTGGTTGCTTAGAGGTTGTTTGTGTTTGTGGAACAGGTGTTGCGCCAATAGCCTGAGACAAGTAACCAAGTGTATTCTGTGGTTGTCCTGTGTAGCCACCAAATCTTTGTTTAGCAGCATCAATAAGTGCTTGTTGCATCGCTTGTTGTTGAGCGCCTTGTTGAGCAAGATTCTGAGTGACTGTCTGACCCATGCCGAAGCCCAAGTTAGAGATGTCTGCTAGTTGACCTGCTGCACCTAATCTTTGTTGTTGACCTTGTAATCCTGAAGTAACATTGAATTGGTCAGCATTCATTCTGTTGCCAATATCTGACATTGCCATGTTTTGTGCGTTTTGGAAGCCTTGTTGTCTTAAACCTGCTGATGATTGAGCAAGTTGGTCTACAATGTTTCTACCCATCTCACCCGTTGCAACACCATGACGTGAACCACCGAATGCCCCTGCTGCTCCTGCTTGAGCGTTTAATTCGTTCAAACCTATTGAGCCACCTCTTAGGATGTCAGCCTCATTCGCCTTAATTACATCAGTCGTATAAGGGTTCATGTAAGGTGTCATGCTAGTCGTTGCTAGTTGACCTGCTGATACAGCGGAAGGGTTATATCCCATCCCTTGTGCCGTACCTATTCCTGCGCCCTTAATTCCTTGAGCCGCCATCTGATTGATATTAGGGTTTGTTGCTATTCCACCTGCTGTTGGTCCACCTGCCATAATCTACTCCTAACTAAATAAGTTGTTATATTTATCTACATCACCAGGTTGTTTCGTTTTCAACTCTGCTAATGCTTGTTCATACAAAGGCATTCCACTATAGCCTTGAGTTCCACCTGCAAAGGTAGTTGGTGTTGGCATTCCTTGTAATGGGGTTAATGAACCTACAGGCGCTAAACCAAAAGCCTCTGCTGCTCCGATATTCTGTTGCATTGCTGCTGTCTGAGTAGGATTAAAGGCTGCCATATCAGGACCTTGCCAAGGCATATAGCCTATCTTTTGTGTCTCTTCTGCTCGTGCTAAATTCCTAATAGATGGTTCTTTTAACCAATCAGGTATCTCTGTCTTTTGCGTTTGACTACCGCCTTTTCCACCGCCACCACTCATATCAAAACTCCTTTACCATTACGACCTGTTGTTCTTTCCAACCGTCTTTATATAATATTTTCTTCCAACCTTTTCTTCCTGATAAGGTCATTCCATCGCACCCTTGAGCCTTAGCCCATTTTACTGCATCAGAGTGCATATCTGTTATCTGTTCAAGTTTTCCTCCTGCCAAGAAGACGTGAAGGACTTTTTTATTAGGATACACTACTATTTCCGTAATAGCACATCCTTTTACCCCTGACCATAACTGCATATTACCACTCATCACACCGTCAACGACATCAATAAAACTATGTGTGTCACCGCCTTTGTCTAATGCAGACTGAATCCACTCTCTACAACGTATTAAATCTTCTTTAATATTCATGGGTCTAGTTTTATCTTAACCCATGCGCCATTTTTTGACACAATAGGGCATTGATTTACAGCATCCCACATCAGAATACCGTCTTGAGCAGCTGAATCGTTGCTATTCTTAAATCTTAATACATCTCTAGTACGAACAAGGAATGAGTTTAGTTTCTCACCCCAACTGTACCAATTAGGTCCTAGTGGAGGCGGTGGTACAGGAGCGCTCATCTAGTGCCACCTGCTTTGGCTTCAATTCTCATGATGCCTGAACGCCAATTATGATAACCATTACCTTCCACTTTAATTCGTACTTGCCTACCTGTAAATCTAACGTCTGTTGGATTTTTCATTGTATAAGGTCCGTGAGTAGTCTCTGTATCGTTAGGGTACATCCTAGTCTTGAATGAAACCTTAACCTCTCCCTGAACTTTCTCGTCAGGAATTAGATTTGTAACTCTCATAACTGTGTCACCGTTGCCAATACTAATAGGACCTGATTCAGCAAAAGGTAATGATGTACCATGATTAATGCCTGTCTCTTGTTCGTACAAGTTACCACTAGCATCACACCAAATAGGATTATCGAACACACCTCTGTCAACACAAGCTGTTCTACCTAATGCGCCTACCGCCCAATGCCCTTCTTTGTAATCTAATACGACATATCTATCGTTCTCTGTAGAAGAACCTGAAGGATAGAACCACCAAATCTCACCAAACTGTGAGTTATGTACAGCAGTTACCTTGCTAATCTGATTTCGGTTAATATCATCGAACACATAGTCGACCACATCACACTTAATTTCTGTTGCCACTGAGCCATCAAACGTGAAGAACGACTTGTGACCCATCCAAAATGCACCTTCATCTACTGCCACAGCAGACTTTCTTGATGCAATACCACACGCTGTACCAACTCTCTCAAATCCGTAAACAAACGGAGGTCCTTGGTATGTTGCTATGTGAGCATCGTTATCTGTCAAGATAAGAGTCCTACCACGCATACGAACACCACACATAATCTGACCTGATGTTTGTAACTCCATATCACCTGCTTCATTAGTTGCTGCTGGAGTCCATGATGTATTGTCTTCTCTATCTGACCACTGAACCTTACGTGGGTTTCCACCTGCTGCTAAGGCGAACACAAATCTTTCCTCTGTAACTACTACAGATTTATTATTAACAGGAGCGCCTGATAAGGCTGTTGGCACTGTAGAGGTGCTTAATGTCCACTCATAAATCTTTCCATCACCCGATGAACATCCAAGTAAGTTATCGCCCCATGTGTCTAATGACCATGTTGTAGCCTCTTGATATACACCTGTAGATGTTCTTGCAGTACCATAGTTACCTGTTCCCCAATAACTACCACCAAATGAAGTATTGACCACAGCATTCAAGTTACCTGATGTTAAGCCTACTGGTGTAATGTCATAAACAGTGCTTGACTGATTGACATAATATAATTTGTTGTAACTTCCTGCTACTAAATTAGTTCCCGAAGTATTATCAACCCAAGCAATCATTGCTCTTGGTGCTGATGCGAATGCTGATGCCTTTCTAGTAACCCAACCGCCCACAGGACGCATTGAGCCATCGTGCCAACGAACTAGGTTAGAGTCTATCCACCTATTAGATGATTCAAAATCTGTTCCGTTGTTATGAACGCCTGGTTGTAATTGTAGTGGTATTAAACTCATGCTGCTATTTTCGTCCAAGTTGTTGATGTTTCTGACATTGTATTCCAAGTAGAACTTGTTTTGGACAATGTATTCCAAGTAGGTCCTGTTTTTGAGACAATTTCCCACTTCTTTCTAGCGATAGCCAACGCACCTGATGTTGTACTGATTACCGCACCTGAACTTTGCACATTACTTGCAGTTGCCGTAATAGAGGATGTTGGTGTTACTGTAGCTTGACCTATGAATGTTACTTGCGATGTTGCTACGATAGTTGATGTAACAGAAACTTGTGAATTTGCTAATAACACTCTCTCTGCGTTTGCTAAAGTAGAGCTTAAAGAAGCCAATACAGCATCACCTAGTTGTATTCTCTCTGCGTTTACACTTAATGATGAGCCAACACTAATTGTAATATTAGCCTCACGTACTCTCTGACCTACAGTAGTAATTACTGTATCACCCATTGAAATTGCGTCTGACTCTCTTACTCTCTGAGAGGCACATACACTAGACGATGTAACTGTTATTTGACCACTATCTTCTCTTACGCGTTGACCATCTGAAGTTATAGATGATGATGCGCTAGATATTGCAGCTCCAAACTTAACATAACCGCCCTTCGCTGAGACAGAGCAAGTAGAGATAGTCGTAGCAGAGGCTTCTCTTACTCTTTGACCTACTGATACTATAGACGAGGTTGCGATTACAATTAAGTCCGCCTCTCTTACTCTTTGACCTACAGTAGCAATTACAGAAACACCCATTGTTAATGAGCCTGATTCTCTTACTCTTGTAGCATTAATATTCGGGGTTGTCGTAGAACTAGACGTTGCACTAGACTCTCTTACTCTTTGGCTATCACTAGAAGTAGATAGAGTTGCAGTTGTAGCGCCATCTGATTCTCTAACCCTTTGACCAATAGTTGTTATTGTTGATGTGGCATTAGCCTGAGCGCTATCTTCTCTTACTCTAGTAGCACTAGCCATAACTGTGGCTGTTGCTGTAGCGGTTATAACCGCATTTTGAACTCTTACATATACGATAGATACAACAGATGCACCCATAGTTAATGAGGCTGACTCTCTAACTCTCTGACTATCACTAGACATAGAACTAGAAGAGGCTATTTGCATACTTGCCTCTCTAACCCTCGTACTAGAAAACGAAGTAGAAGATGTTACTGTAGTTAAAGAAGAGCCTAATCTAACATAATACGCTGTGGCACTAGAACTAGAACTCGGACTGATTGTTGCATCAAAAGATAACCACCTCTCAAAACTTATAGATACAGAGGACACAGAGGAAACTGTGCCTCCTGTGGTTCTAATCCTAGAACCGTTAGCCGTAGTATCTACTGATGTTTGTGAAGTTCCGTTTACAAGAACAGAGCCTTGTACAACTCTTCTCGCATTACAAGAAATAGAAGAACTACTTAATACAGTAGCAGAGCCTTCTAAAAATCTAATACGAACAGAATCACAATCTACAGAACTTGTAGATGTTACTGTAGATAGACCATCATGTAAATCAGCAGTGGAATACTTTGCTCTATTATATTTCCACTGATTGTATAACATTTACTTAGTCTAGCGTAATATCTAAGTCA